GACCTTCTCCCAGACGTCGTCGTCGGTTACGTAGAAACCGATCCACCAGCCTTCCGGGACGGTGCCTTCGGGAAGTCCGAGGGCAGCCTGCTTCTCTTTGGTGAATACCATGCTCTCAATGAGGACGGCGCATCCGCCGCGTTCGTGCATCTCTCCGCCTTCGCGGTAAAGCTCCACGAATTTATAAGCCGCCTGCTCCAGCTCTTCGATGTCGATCATGTCTTCGTGCCAGTCGACCAGCTGCTCTCCGGCGGCGCTCACGGAGACGTTTGCCCAGCCGAAGGCGAGGCGTTTGTCGTCGTCCGATTTTGCTATCTTAAATCGCCCGGTTACCCCGGACGCTTTTCCGATTGGCTCCTTCTTCAGAGCCTCTTTGAATGTGAACATTGTCGTTCCTCCTATTCTGCTTCTTCGTAGCAGATGGCGCATCTGCAGCGTGGGTGTGCAGGCGGGGTTTGCTTCTGTCCACCGTATAGGCTTTTGCCCTGGTACTCGAAGCTGTCGCCGAGGTCTACCGCGACGCCATCCAGGGCGCCGCATATTCCACAGACGCCTTCGTCTGCCGCCGTGCTCCATACCGCTTTCATCCTGGGGAGCAGTCCTGCGTCCTGCGCCTGGTGAATTGCGTCGTCTGCACCTTTGTTGTAGGCATACGCCAGCTCCGTCTCGGCTATCATTTGAGCGCGCTCCCGGTGCTGCCTTCCGGCGTACCGTGCGGCTGCCTCTCTGGCTCTCTTGGCGGCGGTGGTTTCCTTCATGGTGGGGTTATCCTCCATGAGCTTCGCCTTTACCTTCTCGTAATAATGCGCGTTGGCGAGTGCCTGGGGTTCTGTCAGTCCGATGGTCGGTCTGATGATTCGGGCGAGTTCGTCAACGGTCATGTGCCCTTTGGCGGTGTAGTGGATCATGCTGGAGACCGCTTCCTTCGCTTCGTCGCTCATCTGCGTGATCCATTCGGCGCCGTGGACGGTGATCCAGTTGTCGATGCCGGTGGTCATAGGCATATAGAGGTCGGGGTTCTGAAGAAGCGCGGCCGCGATGTCCTTGCCGCCTTTGAAGGTTGCGCTGTCAAGTATCGGCTTCAGGTGGGTGTTGAAAAATGCCACGTAGTCGTCCTGCCAGTTCGTGAATTCTTCCTCGGTCATATAGCCGAGGAGAATTGCTTCGCGCAGTTGCTTGTATGTGATAGCCTGCTGTTGGTCCTTCCACATGGAAATGAGGAGGCGCACCGGCTTCCGCTGATTCGCATTCAGGAATGAATTCAAGCGGTGCAGAGCGTTCCTCTGGTTCCTTGTTTTGGCTTTGGCGAGCCTTTTGTGCTTATGGGTATGTTTCATCGTCTCGCCTTCCTTCCGAGCCTCTGGCGTGCCTTTTTGGCTTTTTCCAGGTCTTCTGCGTCTTCTTCCTCGGTGTCGAGGTCGTCGTCATCCGGGGAGACGTTGGAGCTGGGAGGCTTTGTGGGGTTTTTCTGGTTGCCGTTCGGGTCGGTACCGCCGTCGCTGGCCGACGTGTCTTCTTTGTCGTCCCAGTCTTCGAGGCGTTCCGGCATTCCGGCTGCGTCTCTGACGAAATCTTCCAGACCTTCGTCCGGGATCAAGACGCCGCATCCTACCATCTGGTTGATGAAGTTGCCCAGTTTTTCGAGGTTCGCGTCCTCCACGTCGCCGTGTGTCAGCTGCGGGTAGTCCGTGATGCCTGCGAAATGGTCGCCGTTTATATCGATAAGGGCGGGAATTGCGACGTTGTTGAAAACTTCGCAGATAATGTCGAGGTATGAGCCGATCGCCATGCTGAACATCTTCGTTTTGTCGCTCGAAAGCGCGAAGCTGCCGACGCTCTGGTGTCCCATCAGGATGAAGTCCGCCAGTACCGTCATGGCGATTCTGCTGTCGTAGCGCTCGATGATGGCGCTGGTGTCAAACTGCCGGCGTCCGCCGGTGCTCAAAAGCTCCACCTTCCAGCCGTTCGGCACGACCAGTCCTTCGAGGCTGTCGCGTCTGATGTTCTGAACGACGCGCTCTGCTGCCACTCGCATTGCGACCATTTCCGGATCCTCTTCGTCCCAGATATTCAGTCCTTCCGGCGCGGTCATCGTGGGAAGTCCGGCGAGGTCTCTTTCGATACCGATGCCTTCGATCTCCTGAATGCGGCGCTTGAAGTACCAGTCGCGGTATGCGTTTCGCAGGATGCTTCGTCCTTCGGGGTTGCCCTTGCGGCTCTTGGTCTTGAAAAGCAGGAGCTTCTCGATCGGGATGTTAATCAGTCCGAAGTCCGGAGGCGGGTTCTGTACCAGACCGACGATGTTGTCGTTGTCGTCGTACAGCCATTCGTAGAGCGTCTCTTGCGCTCTGATAGGGAGTTTCTGCCAGCCGATGAGACCGTCCGTGTACTTGCTGCGAAGGCGCGGGTCTTTCCGCTTACCGCAGCGGCGCTTGTATACGATTTCGTGGGCGCTCCAGCCGTAGGTCAAGAATGAGAGGATTTCCGAGATCGCGTCGCTCCAGGTGTCGCACATATCGTCCATGCAGGAGAGCACGAAGTCTCGCGCTTCTTCGTCTGCAGGTGTGGTTCCGCCTGGTTGCACGTCCCAGATCGCCTGGCGTATTAGCATTTCGATTGCAAAGAGAATAGCGCCGACGACGTCGTCGTTCTCGCTCATCTCCTGGTAGACCGCGATGCCTTTTCTGCCCTGCAGCTCCTTCAGGAATTCCTCGTAAAAAAAACCGCCGTATCGTTTCTGACCGAGGCGACCGAGTTCTTTCATGCTGTTTGCCATTGTGTTTCCTCCTTTCTTCGGGTTGTTGTATAAACAAAGAAGGCACCAGATTTCTCTGATGCCTTCTGTTTATCAGTATTTAGTTCTTGGCTTTAGCCGCTTTAATCGCTTTATCAATTGCGGCTTTTTGTTCTTCGGAGAGGCGATATCTCAACATCCTTGAGAAGTTGGTCTCGTCTATTCCGAGTTGTTCTGCTACTTGGTATTGTTTTAATCCGGCGAGCCTGATCTTCTCCTTGATTATCATTCTGTCGCCGCTGACGTCAGCCTTGTTTTTGCCTGCGGGTTTTCTTCCTCTTGGTTTAATGCGTGGGTCTACCGCCTCTTCTGGAGTTGCACCGCGAAGCAGTCGCTCTTCTATGCTGCTTCGGTGTAGCCCTGTTATGCGTGACCACTCGGCGAGACTATGGGTCTCTCCGTTGGCAGTTATCATTATCTCACCCTTGCGCCCTTGACCATAGTCTTTGTTGCGCGTCCATTTGCAGTTCCACGGTGTGAAACCTTGACGGACATCGTACCTCAAAAGAAACGCTTCTGATTCGTATCCGTTCTTTATGCTCCATTGTTCAAAGGATTTATAGTCGTTTACCCAGGCTGGGTGAACCGTTATCCCTTTTGCACCGAATTTTTCCCACTTCGGATTCCGTGGATTTTCGCAAGCGGAGCGAATGCTGTTATAGATAGCACGAAGCCTCAAGTCCGCATCTATGAGTGTTCGGGGCGACTGCATTCTCATTTCGTTACAAAGGCAGCCGCAGCTCTTAGATCTACCAGAGCGAAGGAGTTGACTGTCGACGGTCTTTATGGTTCCGCAGTCGCATTCACAAAGCCACCGAGTACTATATCCTTCTCCGGGAGGTGCTTGTTCGATAACCGTCCACCGTCCGAACCGCTGACCGGTAAGATCAATCTTTTGAGCGCTTCTCTTCATGATATCGCCTCCTTTATGAGCTTCATTGCTGATTTGAAACCTGCAACGAACGCATCTTCTGTCATTCTATCTTCTGCTATCGTGATATCCTCTTCGATTTTGAGAAATTCATTTTGAGGTATTATCTCGGCGGCCATATCCATCGCTCTTTGTTTGTTGGGATCGTAGGTTGTAACCGTTTTGATATACTCTCCGTAGAGTAATTTTATTTGTGACATTTTATCGTTCCTCCTTGATTTTTCTCCGAGGGCGTGATATAATGTTTATATCAGCCTCTTTGAATGTGGTTGGTACTTGGCGATTGCTGTTTGCTTGCTGGCGGTAGCAATCGCCATTTCATTTTTTGTATAACTTATTGGTGCCGCTTTCCGGCACCTTTTTTATTTGCAGCGAGTATCTAATAAACTGCTTTAGGCTGTGGTCGTCAAGCTCTTGTGGCTTTAAAGCCTTGTAGATGTCTTTTTGGAGAATTCCCGGCTGCTGCTCAATCAGGTTTAGCGCTGCTGTTGCCGCCTTTTGATAATTCAGAAGGTCAACGAGTTGGTCGTTTCCGTTGTCTGGGTAATATGCATTGTATTCGATGCATTGCTTTATCACCCTTTCGGCGCTCTTCCAGTCGCCGGCTCTCTTGTAAAGCTCCGGCAATTCGTCCCTACAAGGTATAATGGGCGGGAGTTCTCCATCCTCTTGTAGGCAGGTGCGCACAAAGCCTGGGAGCTCTTTTAATTGCTTCTCGTAAAGAGACTGTTTTTTCTTGGTGTTTTTTTCGTTTTGCAGTTTCTTTGCGTATCCGAAGTATCTCTCTTCATTTTTTGTCATTATGGAAATTTTAAATTTCCACGGCAGCTTCATCGCTCTCTCCCTCCTCATTCAGCATTTTTTCCACTCCATCTCGGATCGCCTCGGCTTTGGTTTTTGATCTTTTCTTGCAGTACTGGTCGAGACGTTCGTATTGAGCGTCATCAAATCTTACCCTTACACTCCTTTCTTTTGGATTATCCGTTTTAGGTCTTCCGGTTCTCGGACTCATTCTTTCACCTCACTTTCCGTACACCGTAAATTAATTATACTTTTCGGTGTCCAAAAAGTCAACGGCATTCTCGATATTATAGAGACCGATTGTAAAGTTCTCGAAAACTGTCCATGAGCGGTTATCCGTTTAAGGTACCCCATTTAAGGGTTAAGGGTATGAGGTAATTCATTTGAGGGTTAAAGAAAAAACAAGGGTAATACAATAACGATGCCTGCACCGTACTTGTATAATGCTTCGGTTATCTTCCGCGCCAGTAGCTCTCTTTGGAGAGTGTTGTGGTCTTCGGGGGTCCGGTGGTTGTCGGCTTATCCATCAGGTAGAGGATGCCTTGCACCAGGGCGTCCACGGTGTCCTTGAATGTGCCCTTCGGGAATATCAGAAGGTCT